GAAGAGCCAAAGAAATCTCCTTGTAAATATTCTGACGAACATTTACGTCTTGCTCAAAAATTACAAAATAATTTAATCAATGATTTTCCGAGTGAAATGAAAAGAGTGAACATTGAAAAGTGGGCTGACACGTTTAGGTTAATCGAAGAACGAGATCAACAAACTATTGCAGCAATTGACTATGTTCTTGAGTGGTTACCGACAAATTCATTTTGGTTTGGAAACATTAGAAGTGCTTCTAAGCTAAGAACGCAGTTTGAAAAACTAAAATTTGAAATCAAGAATGAAAAAGAACGGGGCCAACAACGAACGACTTACCAACGTCAAAATGTTAGGACTGAAAATTTACCAGAATGGGCAAAAGAACCAAATAAACAGCAAGAAGAAAAGCTATCGCCAGAAGAGCAAGCGGAACTTGATAGACAAATAAAAGAGTACATGGAGGGGAAATAGTGAATGACAAAGTACCCAACACAAGAATTAAAAAACAAAAGAAAATCTCATGTGCAATTCATGAGTACAGAGGCAATGAAGAATATTTATGAGCTAGGCTATCCCTTTGAATACTTCGAAGATAGTTGCCAATTTGCGATTGAAACTCCTGTAGGTGTCATTGATTACTTTGGAATAAATGGCACTTGGGTGGTCCGCAAAGGACAAGACCGGGGGAAAGGTATACGAAAACTGAAGCAGTATATTAAAAACAGAGTAGGTGATCACGTGGAAAAAGTAAAAGTAGTGAAATGTGCTGGGTATCTGGATAAAGATGGTAACATCACTAATCAAATTAAGCAGGCGATGCATTTTACAGACGATGAATTAGCAAATCTTGCTGCAGAAGTGGCAGGTGGAAAGGTCGTAAACGTTGTAATTCCACCAGAAAAACCAAAACAATTACTTGCAAAAGTGAAAGAAGAATCATTTCAAGAAAAACCTAAAAAGAAAACCAAGAGCAATCAGTCTTGGATGAACAAGAAATAATTTGTTATTTTTTGTAGCGTGATTTAACCGTAGCTAGATTTAAAAACTAGTTTAGGGTAATTAATCATAAATGATTTGAAACGCCTTAAATCGAAAAATAAAGCGGTGAAATTGTGAGGTAAAAAAATATGAAATTAACTAGTGTGACATTTAAGCCATCGGCTGAACGTTTTCCGCCAATTGTGGCAATAGATTTAGACCAATTAACACCCAATGAGTACGTGACACTTAGAAATTTGGGGTATGACACGCAACTTTCTAAAATTACAAAAAGGACCTTTGAAGAGTTGGAAGGCCATTTGGGGATTCGAGGAGACGTTGCAAAGAAAAATGGATTTTATGTATTAATCAAATAATTAAATTTAAGAAAGAGGTATAAAACTTTGACTAAAGAAGAAACTACGACGCTTGGTTGTATCGCTCAAGTATTATTTATACCGATAGCAGTAGCTATAAGTGGTTGGACAACAATGTATTTATGGAATGGGCTTATCAGTTCTACTTTTGGGCTAATAACATTGAATTTTTGGCAGGCAGCAGGTTTAGACGTGTTTATAAGTTATATGATCTCGGATGGTGGCAAAGATGGACGTTCGACGATTGAAGCAATAGTAGGAGCATTGGCTAAAACTTTGATTATGTTATTTATTGGTTGGATTATTATTCAAAATATTTAAATTAAACGGAAGGGGTTAAAGGATATGTGCTATTACGGTATAAACTATGGTGAATATGATCACTTTAAAGAACTGTTGATAAATAAACGTATTATGGAATGGAATGAAGATAGTTTAATTTTGGAAGATGGAACAAAAATTACCATTGAATGTTCTGAACAAGATTTCTGTGCGGGAGCTTATGGCAAATTTAAAAATGTAAAATTGGACGCTATGATAACGAATGTTTCTTTGCCAGAAATTACCAATATTCCCGATGAAGATACGGTTGTTAACCAAGCAAAAGTAACAATTTTTCACAACCAAAATCCAATTGCTATTGCTGATTTTTATGCTGATGCTGGAAATGGGGGCTATTACTATAGCGTTGCCTCTTTTGTTATAAAAGATGTTCACTATAAAGTTGTTGAAGCATAACGAAAGTGAGTGTTCATTTTGCTGGAGATTTATTACACGCCAACATCCGCTATTATTGCGGATGCATTGGCTAAAACATATGAAGTCGTTTCTTTAGAAACAGCTAGAAATATTGCCAAGAAATTTAAGGCTAGTTTGAAGCAGAAAACGGACCTTTATGTGATCGAGGGAATTTTGATTGATGCTGGTTATAAAAAAGAGCCAGTGAATTTGTAGAAGGGAGTGGAGGTTTGCGGCCGCAATTAAAAAGCTTTTTGCTCCTTTAAAAACATGGAATTAAACAAAATATATAACGAAGATTGCCTAGAAGGAATGAAACGAATATCTGATAAGAGTATAGACATGATCTTATGCGATCTGCCATATGGTACGACTGATAATAAATGGGATGTCATTATTCCATTTGATAAACTTTGGGAACAATACGAACGCATCATTAAAGACAGCGGAGCTATTGTTTTGACAGGTTCACAACCTTTCACAACAGACATAATCATGAGCAATAGAAAGTTATTTAGATATGAATGGATTTGGAATAAAAATCAAGCAAGTAATTTTTTTATGGCAAATAAAATGCCTTTAAAAGTACATGAAAACATCCTTGTATTTTATAAAAAATTGCCAACCTATAACAAACAGATGATTCCAAGAACAAATCCTAGTGTAGCGATAGCGCAAGAGCGAGGTTATGTTTATGACGGAGCTAAATCAGACAACTATAACATAAGCACGGTTAAAATGTCTCCGAAAGGTTACGATAAAAACTGGAAAAACCCAATTAGCATTTTAAATATCAACCAATTAAAGAATAATTCTAACGAAAGATGTGGACATCCAACACAAAAACCAGTTGCGCTATTTGAACACTTAATAAAAACATATACGAATGAAGGCGAGATTGTGCTTGATAACTGTATAGGAAGTGGTACAACTGCAGTTGCTGCAATTAATACTAATCGTCAGTTCATTGGTTTTGAGAAAGAAAAAGAATATTTTGATGTTGCCATTGAGAGAATTAAGAAAGCGAGTGAAGAAGATGATTCCAAAGTTTAGAGCAAGAAAAAAAGACTAGGAATTAACCTAGTCTTTGGACCAACAGCTCAGCATCTGTTGTGTCATTTTTTTGGTCAGGATATTTTGGGAAGATAGTCACATCTTTAACTAAGAAAGTTTCTTCTTTGCCTGCAATGATAATTGAGTCGCCTATACGAGGGATGATTGGGTAAAATGCTGACAATCCTTCCAAAAAATAATCTGGTTCAAATGCAATAAAAGTTACTTGATACATCAACAACACTCCATTTCCTTTTTTTATCATTATCTCATATAAGCAAATGGAGTGCTATAAAATTCAGAAAGTGAGTGAAGAAGATGATTCCAAAGTTTAGAGCGTTTATAAAAAAAGAAAATAAAATAAGAAATGTCACAACAATCGATTTCACGCTAAAAATTATTGAATGCTTGAATGGCGTTCTTGAATATGAGTTTGAATATGTTGTTTTGATGCAATCAACAGGGTTGAAAGACAAGAACGGCGTTGAAATTTTTGAGGGTGATGTATTATATTACATTCCTTTCGAATCGCATATAAATGATAGCATCGTTGTATTTGAAAAAGGTTCATTCTGCAAAAAAATGTTAAGAAATGGAAAATTAACATCTGTTAGATTCATTGACAGCGAAGAATATGAAGTTATCGGAAATGTCTACGAGAACCCAGAACTATTGGAGGTCGCAGAATGAGTAAGAAAGCCGTTTGGTTATCAGATATTGAATTCATTGAGATGCATAGTAGCGATTGGGAAAGATTGGAAAGTGAAGCATTTGAGGCAGATGAAAGTGTACAGGCGCAGCTCAACGAAAATCAGCAGATCGTGCTAGATTGGTTGAAAAGAGAACAAATTAAGAGAAGTACACTAGATATATTAATTATTAGAGAATTGGCAGAACTTATTCATCATGGCTATTTTAGTGAAGAGCTTGTCTACAAAGCGTTCATGGAAATAAATAGAAAGCAACAAGCGGAAGTCTTACAAGCTTTTAGCCAGTGGTCCATAGAACAGGAGGAAGAGTGATGTTCAAATGTGTGGCTGTAGTAAATGATTCGACAGGTAAATTTGCATATATACTAAGAGACTATACTTCGAGATTCCCATCAGAAGTTCCTGTATATGCAGCAAATATTGAACTTATGCAACGATATGGAGAACTTTACGAGAACGAGCTATATAAAGTGGAAACGTGCGACGGTTTTTACCATATCGTAAGCTCAGAAAAATATTCGTTTATTTTCGAGGAACAGGAGGAAGCGGAATGAGTAAGTATATCATCACAGCTGATAAAGAAGATCAAGGGT